ACTCATGCTTTAGGTTTCGCAATCGTCTTCGGCTTAACTCATAAAATGCTCATGAAGTTTTGCAGTAAAATGGAAGGGATGAATCCCACTAAGAAATCTAATATGTAAAAACAAATTTTTATTACGATATTTAGTAATAAAAATTTCTAGGACATATCCGCCAAGATTTCCGCGGGATAATCCATCTGTTTCAGAATCAAAAACGCGCCTTTTACTTTCGATATACCATTCTTCATCTTGTATGTATACTCGAATTCGCCGTCTTCTTTTGTAACAACATCCATCTTGTAATTCTTGACACATTTCAGCTTCTCCAACTTCTTACAAATAGAAACGTAATGAGTGGTCAAAATGAAATCGACATTTTCGTGCTTGGACAAATATTTCAAGAATGCCTTGGCCGATTTAGCCGCTTCCGTCGGGTTCGTCCCCGAATATAATTCATCGAAAATACAGTAATGTCTGGCCAAAGGCTTATCACGAATAACATCGATAATATCCTTGCATCTACGCGACTCGGCTTGGAACAAACTGTCGCGCTCCGAAGTATCGGGAATATTCAGATATGAATGGATATAGTCATATGGATTCAGAACGCACGATTTGTAAAATCCATATCCGATTTGCTGCGAAAAAATGATATTGAGTGTCGTGGTTTTCAAAAGAGTCGTTTTGCCCGATGCGTTCGGTCCCGTAATAATCATATTCTTTTTCAAGGATACATCGTTTTTGACATGTTCGGCGTCGTGGTAAGGAGGATAATACTGGTCTTGGAACAAGCATGATTTGATGGTTTTGTCCAACACGACGGCTGAGATAGAACCTCGAGTCAAATGACGATTCACACCCATCAAATTATCCAAATAGCCTTCAAATCCGAATGAAAATCGCAAACTGCTTTCATATTCCGTGTTGGCATGGATCTGATAATAACACTTTAACAAGTATCCGATTTGTCCAATCTTGGACAAGAACCCGGTAGAAAAGGAATCGATGGATTCCAATTCGGCGCGTAACATTCTCAGATTGGAACAATGCTTCTCTATATCCGAACAGAATCCAAGATAGGTCGATTTCTTACCATGTAAAAACAAAAACAATTCCATGTTTTTGATCGAGTATTCCGTATATTGACGCATTTCATAAAGCGCGGTATTTATTTTATAAACATTACAGTAAAACCGGTGACATTGAATCACATTTTGGTACATTTGCCAGAAATATAACGCGACAGTCAACATCAAATAGATGATTTTGTCAAAAGAAACGGCGGTCATACTACTGAGCGTTTTTCCGATGAAATGATTTTTGGCGATATCGCGAAGCACTTCTATATATACACTAAACGTGATGGGAATTCCTCTCAGTTTTAAAATAATAAACGGGAAAAGCAAAAAAAGGATGGGAATAATAAAACTCATGACGGGAGACATTAAATTTCCGACGGATAATACTTGTAAAAAAGTGGATGATTGATTGAGCGGTTTCAATAAATCCCATTCTACAAAACAATACTTGTCCAAGAAATAGTCATCCTCTTTGACATCCTTCCATATTTCCATGATTGCGCCATGATTGAATTTATAGGAACCCTCTTCTACTAGCGGAATTAATTTATCGGCATGCATAATAACGTCTTGGGTTTCTTGAATATAATCCGAGTTTACGGTATACGACTTTTTCCATTCGTGTATCATATTGGCGGCAAACGGATGCGAAGGTTGAAATAATTGTTCGTACATGGATTTACCTTGGTCTTTCGTGCTTTTCACTAATTCTAAATCCGTTTTGACAACGTCGGATAAAGAATGAATCTCCGATTCAGGTAAATAGGCGATCGGGAGTTTGAATGGATGGTGTAAAGGTAAATCGACATTTTTTTCCGAAGTATCATATAACCCTTCCTGATAGGGAACTCCCATCGCTTCTGCGACTAAACCTTGCATTCCGGATATATTCGAAAACATTATAGTATTTTGTTAGAAAAATACTATGATTTTAACGCGGTCTAGAGAAAATATCGTCATATATAAATGAGAAAACGAAACAATCTTGGCGCATTTTTATTTATTGTCGCTATATTTATTTTTTGTATATTTTACCTCATCTATTCATTTTATAAAACGAAAGAATCGTTCGATAATAAAAACAATATTCAATTGGTTATTTCGCGATACAATGAAAATTTGGAATGGATTAACGAAGATCCGTATAATAGATACGAGAATATCATTTATAATAAATCTGACAATTCCGACTTTTCCAAGTCCAAAAAAACGAAAAAAATAGTTTCTTTGCCGAACGTGGGTAGATGTGATCACACCTATTTGTATCACGTTGTCAAAAATTATGATAATTTAGCAAACATAACCGTTTTTTTACCAGGATCGGCAAATATGGAGAATAAAAAAGATAAATCAAGTCGATTATTGAACGAAATAGAAACCAATAATCAAAATGTATTTTTATGTTCTAAATACGAAAATGTGCAAGAGGAATTTTACGATTTTCAACTGGAAAGCTGGAAAGCAAGCGATGAAAAAAATTCGGCATTGAATCCGGAAATGAAATTGGATAGAGCAAAGATTCGGCCCTTTGGTAAATGGTTCTCAGATAAATTCAACGATTTGAAAATAGAATACGTATCTTATTACGGTATTTTTAGTGTGAACAAAAAGGAGATTTTACAACATCCGAAATCGTATTACGAAAATTTGATAAAAGATTTGGAGACATCGTCGAATCCGGAAGCGGGGCATTTTTTCGAGCGTAGCTGGGTCGCCATTTTTCATCCAATGACGGAAACTATATTTATTCAAGAATAGTATTTTTATTATACACCGGTTTGATAAAGACGATTCTTTTTCCGGCGTCATAGAGTTCAACGACCGATCCATATTCGCGATGGAATACCTTGATGACATTATCGTAATCACCAGACAACATTTTATCATTTATTTTTTCAATCTCTTCTTCAGACCGGTTTAGTTGTTTACCTATATGTGTCGCGATACACATTAGAGCAAAGGTATTTCCTTGAGGGCCAGAAATATCAACCTTCATTTTTGTGCGTTCATAAGCAATAACCCCAAGAAAATATATTTATTCAATTTTAAAAATTGAATAAAGGACGCGCATAATCGGATTTGTAAAAGAACATGAACGAGAATACAGAGTGCAAAAGCTGCCTTTTTCCAAAATGCTGTTGTAACAATATACTCATCATAAACAGACGGCACAATTATTTATGTCAAACTATCGACCTGAAAAGAATGGAGACGCATTTCGATATTGTAGACACAGATTACTCGAAACATTCCATTTCGCTAGAAAGGAGAACGCGCTTTATTTATAGTTTGACCATAAAAAAAACGAGCGTATACAATCCGTTGACTACCTATATCCAGGGACTGCCAAGAGATATGAATAATGTAATTTATTCTTATCTGAAAGAGACCAACTTGATAATAAAAATATTGATACGACTTCCACATGATTATCCGTTTGGATGTACAACATGGACGGTGATAAAATATAGTAGAGATGGAAAGACAATCAATGCAAGAGACGAAACACAGAAGGTTCAATGTATGATGAACCCATCTTGCGCGATGAAGCTGGACCAAGAAGTGATACAATATATATCCACTATTTCGTTTCAGTGAAAAAATTCTCAGGAAGTTCGGTAATTGTCGAATTGTAATGGCGCTCAATAATTTGCATAGTAGAAATGTCATACCGGGTAATAAAATTAATGGCTAGTCCTTTACGACCCCATCTGCCACTTCGTCCGATTCGATGTAAATAATTATGCACGCATCTAGGAATATCAAAATTTATCACGGTGCTGACCTGTTGTATATCAATCCCTCGCGCGGTTATATCCGATGAAATCAAAACGCGAAATGCTCCTTTTCTGAAATCGGAAAAGGATTTTTCTCGGTCAGACTTTGGCATTGAACCATGGATACAACAAACCGAAAATCCGTCGGCGATCATGGCGTCACATAAGTCGGCAACACGCGGGACACTATTCGCATAAATAATACACTGATTCACGACCAAATGTTCGAAAATCTTTTTCAACATGTCGTATTTTGCCGAATCATCCTGAAGCGCAACAAAGTGCTGCTTGATTCCCTCCAAATTGAGATTCTCCTTTTTCAAAATGACCTCCACCGGATTTCGCATGAATTTTTTGGTCATTTCCAATATTTCGGGAGGAAGGGTGGCACTGAACAAAACGACTTGTATATCTTCTTTCAAACAGTGGAAAATATTGTAGATTTGGTCCTTGAATCCACGTGACAACATTTCGTCGGCCTCGTCCAAGACGAGAGTTTTTACATGATTTGTCTTTATAAAACGCCGTTTCATCATATCCAAAATTCTTCCCGTCGATCCAATGATAATATGTGGTGTATTCTTACGCAGCGTCTCTTTGTCTTCCAAGATCGATGTCCCGCCAATCATGGTCTTTATGGTCAAATTAGGCATGGATGAACCGATCGACTCGACAACCATGGCAATCTGTTTTACCAGTTCATGTGTAGGGGCGATGATAATGGCCTGCGTTTCTTTTAGCGACAGATCAATTCGCTGTAGTGTTCCAATGACGAATGCCCCCGTTTTTCCGCACCCGGATTGTGCTTGTCCGATCACATCTTTTCCAGCCGTAATTGGATGTATGGTTTGTTTTTGTATCGCGCTCGGATTTTCAAATCCATAATTGTATATTCCTCTCAATAAATCTTGGTTCAATTCGAAATCGTCCCAGTTTTCAAATGATTTTTCCATTAATGTAATCATTATGAACTGTTTATATTGATTCGTAGAAACGATTTAAAATAAAAACGATATGTTTACATAGACACAATGACAAAAGTTATGAATTATTATACGGTTTCTGATTTCAGCGAAATGTCCAAGAACTTTGGTATAAAGCCTCTAGATAAGCCGACTCTCGACGTCATTTCGTTTTTGGAGAAAAATATAGTAATTCCTGCACCGGAGCCCGAAAGTTGTGCAAAAAGGATCTTACCAAGTGATCATAGACAAAAAAGGGGTAGAAGAAACGGCGATTCACATCGCCTCGTAAACTCAGCGGAGTCACAAGAAGAGTGGAACAAAATGCGCCAATTCAAAAACACCGTTCTGGAAAACAAGGACGGCGCGGAGAAGAGTTTTACCGATATTCGCATTTTGATGAATAAATTGTCATTGAAAAATTATGATACTCAGAAAGACGCCATCTTTTCTATGTTGAATGAAGTGCCCGAAGAAAATCAGGGGCGCGTGTTAAATATCATTTTGGATATCGTTTGTGGCAACAAGTTCTATTCGGAATTATACGCGGATTTATACAAGGAACTCATATCGCGATTCGAAATGTTTCGTGATTCATTGAATGAAATTGTAGAACGTTATTCCGAGACGTTGGAGAAAATACATTATGTGGATCATAATGTAGACTATGACGGTTTTTGCAATTATACAAAGATGAATGATTCGAGAAAAGCCAATGCGTCATTCATTGTTCAACTCATGAAGAAGTCCGTTTTGTCAAAAGATTCCGTTATTTCTATTTTGCATGATTTGGTCGGTTTGCTCAAGTCATATATCGACGAAGAAAATCGTGTGAACGAATTCGACGAAATTACCGAAAATTTGTTTTTGATTATTAGTCAATCCAAAGGGCATATTGAGAATGATCCGATATGGCGTTCAGATATTTTACCAGCAGTTCAATATTTTGCGAAACAGACGGTAAAAGATCATAAAAGTTTGTCTTCGCGTGCGGTTTTCAAATATATGGATATTTTAGAGTCCATGAATAGACCTTAGAACCAGCTCGAATTTGATTTAGTTCCTGAGCAACCACAACCGCCTCCTCTCATTTTTTTAGACGATGATTTGGTTCCACTGAATGAGTAGGCAAGATAAACGATTACGGCAATGAAAACCAAAATGACAATAAACATTTTGAAGATGTTGAAGAATTTAACGAATTGGCAGTAAAATGATGCATCGTTTCCTCCGCAAATGGTCATGCCTCCGGCATTACCTAAAGCGTTTCCTATTCCAAAACCTCCTCCGGTCGCCAATGCCGATCCAAAATTCGAATGAGACGATGAGCGTCCGTTGGTCATTATATATAATATAAAACATAATATATAATGGTATATTCAAAAATAAATAATAGCATTCACTATTCGGAATCTAGATCATTGGACGCGAATGATTTAGGACACGAATCCATCGTGTACGAGTTGTGTTTATTTGATGAATGGGTAAACGTGTCGTTAGGTAAAATCAATAATTCTTTTGTAGAAAAAAACGTATCTTATATCTGTATTTATTTGTTGAATAAGAATAACTCGATCAAGTCTCGAATTGGTGTGTTCGAATTTCCGTCTAAAACCGCGATTGGACTCATCGATGAAGATGGAGACGTCGATGTAGAGAAACTCGAGGAGCCTTTGCTATTCAAATTCGTTGATGTCGATTTTTTAAAGAGAAAAATGGAAGAAAAGAAACCGGAAGAAGAAAAACTTGGAGAAAAGAAACCTGAAGAAAAAAAACTTGTAGAAAAGAAAACAGAAGAAGAAGAAGAGGATGAATCGGACGAGGTGTCAAAAGTAAAAGCACCAAGAAGTCGTGAAACAGAAAAGACGCAGGCAGTTTTGAAAAAGGGTTTTTTCGAAACAGATGACCGTGTAAAGATTCCGGCGTTATTAACGGAAGAAACCGAAAAAGAGGCCGACCAAATCAAAAAAGATTTCTCGGATTCGAAAGACAAGCCCTGGATCGCCAAGTTCATGAAGAATGATCATTTTACGATCCATTCAGTGGAATCAAATGGCGACTGTTTTTTTGCCGTCGTACGCGACGCATTCAAACAAATCGGCAAAATTACGACGGTGGATATTATGAGAGCCGCATTGGCAAAAGAAATGACTGAAAAATTATTCGAAGAGCGACGCGCTTTATTTTTGGGTCTTGATGGAACACTAAAAGAATATGACCGCGAACTCAAAGCCATAAAAAATTCAATTGAAAAAGTCTACAAAGTACGCGCCGAAGAAGCGAAAAAGAAAAACGACAAGACAGAATTACAAAAGATTGTCCAAGAAACAAATGACGCGAAAAAACAGTATGCAAAAATACAACAGGATAAGCGCGAATCACAAACTTTTTTGGACGAAATAATAGGCGATTTTGCCAAAATTGACACCTTGGAGAAATTCCGAGAATATATAAAAACACCCAGTTTTTGGGCGGATTCGTGGGCAATCGCAACGATCGAACGTTTACTAAATATTAAAATGGTGATATTATCGGAACGCTCTTTTGATGAAAAGGATTTCGATAGTGTGATAAATTGTGGAGATAGTGATCCCGATTTACAAAAAGCGGGAAATTTCAAGCCAGATTATTATATCATGACGACCTTCAGTGGAAATCATTATCGTTTGATCGCATATAAAGAAAAGCGCATCTTCAAATTTCACGAAATCCCATTTTATGTGAAAAACATGATTGTGAACAAATGTATCGAGCGCAATTCCGGACTCTTCCATATGATACAAGATTTCCGCGATTTGAAATCGAAAATGGGGATAGAAATGGTCGAGGATTCCGACGAAGAAGAAGAAGAAGATTCCAAGACGGTTACATCGAATGATTCATTTGATCCAAACATCGTATTCATGTTTCATGGAAAGGCGGATAAGTCGTCCAAGCCCGGCAAAGGATCGAATGAAAAAATATCGACAGGAGAGCGCGAACATTTTGTGAAATTAAGCCAGGTATCAGAATGGCGACGTAAATTGGACGACAGCTGGAACGATGCTCTTTTTACGGTAGACGGAAAGAAATGGGGATCGGTCGAACATTATTACCAAGGCGCCAAATTCAAAAACGGATTTCCCGATTTCTCTTTGCAATTTTCGTTGGATAGTGATAGTGAAATATCAAAGAGTGTGGATTTAGCTATTGCCGCGGGAGGACCGAACGGGAAGAAAAAATCCAAGATTTTGCGTCCTATAAATGTGAAAATCGATCCTACTTTTTACGGGGAGAGGAGCGCGAAAGAAAGAGAGACGGGTTTAAGTGCCAAGTTTTCGCAAAACGAGGATCTGAAACAGATGTTATTGGCGACACGAAATGCCAAATTGGTTCATTTTGTACGCGGAAATCCGGCGGAACCCGATCATTTACTCATGAAAGTTCGACAATCAATGCGGTAGTAAAATTGAATCTTTCTTTGTTTACAAAAAAGATTCAATCAAAATGTCCCGAATCACACTGTTTTCCGATGTATGTGTCGGAAAATGGTATAAATTAATCACTTTCCGTCAAGGAATCCGAATCACCGACATTATGCTCGGTGAAATAAAACAAGAGGATATAATCATACTTGAAACTCTTGGTAGACTCAGTGAAATACGACAATATGGGCGTCATTATGATCCCGATGTCGCATTTTACTTTGAACGAGAATGCGGAACGATATTGAAATTTGAACCGAATTTCGATTGCAGACAAGCGTACATGGAATACGAGCCCGATACGGAAGATGATTCCAGGAAAAGAGTGCAAGAGCGTGTTCAATTATTAAAACAAGATATTCTAGGTAATGACTGGGCACTAAGGCCGGAAAATGTGGTTGCGACACAAGGACTTGATGTTTCGCACTTTGCGCCATAAATTGTGCGCCATAAATTGTGCGCCATAAATTGTGCGCCATAAAATATCCCCCTTATTATATGCAATCTTTTATAAAACACAATTTTTCCAAAGAACTAAAAAAATATGCATTTCGTCTATCGCCAAAACATAAATCGATCATGAAGGATATATACAAGAATTTGCTAGGTGCAGAGAAATCTTGGAAAAAAGAAGCGGAAGGAATCGAAGACGGAGGGTTTATTGAAACACCGACCTGTACCAAAGAAGAAGGGTTCAATTGGATTCCCATACAAATCCAAGATATTTTGACAACATCCTCTTTTTACAAAAAAGAATATCACTTTCGACAAGGTCATAGGACCATCCATATCACAATGATGTATCCAGTTCCAAGACAAATCGCGCTTTCAAAAAGCGAAAAAAATCGCATTCATCGCCTGTTTGAAGATTGCCTCTACCGAATGTATTTATGGCTTTTTATTGCAGAAAAATACGCATCATCGAGATGCTCGAATGAAATCAACATACATATTTATTTTACGGATCATTTGAAGAAACTTCCACAACAACGCGGTGATCCATTTCAACAAATCCATGCAAATACCGCATTTACCACAGTTTGCGCACCTTCCACGAATATCCATATTTTTCGGAAAGAGGAATGGTTCAAGGTTTTTATTCACGAAACATTTCATAATCTTGGACTCGATTTTGCAACCATGGATGTTTCCCAGCTGGATCAATATATGAATCGATCCTTTCCCTTGAATAAAGATTTAGGTATTTTCGAGACGTATTGCGAGATGTGGGCTGTCATTATAAGCTCATTATTTGAAGCCCACTTTTCGACAAATGGTCCAAGAGACGCTATTATTTCGAAAACGGAAAAGATTCTTACACAACAGGCAATCTATTCCGTATTCCAAGCGGCGAAAATCTTGGATCATCATGGATTGACCTATCAAAACGTATTATCTGGATCTTTATCAAAGTACAAGGAAACCACATATACGTTTTCTTATTATATTTTGAAATCCGTTTTGTTATTTGGATTGGAAGACTTCTTGGACTTTTGTCTTCGGTACAATAGGAATACAATCGATTTCGACAAGAGTTCGAAAACGGTTTTGAAATATGGAGAACTCATTTTAGATTCGTCCAAGAATGAAGATTATCAGGAAGTTTTCGCAAAAGCCGAATATGTTTTGCACAATGAGCCGATGGACAAAGAAATAAGGGATACGATGCGTATGACTCAGTTGATGAAATAAAATTGAAATGATTTTTTTGTGTAAAAATGATTTCAATTCTGAAAATGGACAAAAGGTTCTTGAATGTTCGATCCGAGTTTGTCGTAGGTGACATAGTAAACGTGACGCGTAATGAAACTGGTCAGCAGTTCCAAGGTGTCATTTCCTTCTTGGAAATGGCACCTATAAATCGCGCGATAAAAGACGGCGATCATACTGAATATATCTATGTGAAATTCGAGGATCGATCTGCATATTCGACGTGGCTAAGCCGAGGATCGGCCATCATGATACAACGAAAATATAAATCGGTGCAAAAATATGTTATATGTAAATTAAACGGCGAATACATGACGGCCATACACGACGCGGGCGGATATTTAATGAATGTACAAGAAGACGAATTTTCACCCAACGACATTGATTCGATGTTGATTTGGAGAGTTGCATACACAATAGACAAAATCTAATCTAGGGGGAACCCCCGGTCATCAGAATCCGCTTTGCGGATTCTAGACCCCCTTCTTCAGAATCCGCTTCGCGGATTCCAGACCCTCCCCGCCCTTCGGGGATTTTCAATTCTTTACCCTTTTTCATCATAATATTTCTTGATGAAAAACTGTTATAATTTTCCTGGGTTCTCGGTGGACAATGCTGATCTAATCCTTATTGTTTTACACCAACAAGGGTAAACGGAACAAACGGAACTGAACTCACTGGCGATACAAGACAATTTGAGAAATTCAAGTAATTCGGATCGTATACGCTAGTCAAATTCAATATTGTGTCGAGTGTAGAAATAGTAATATTACTTGATGCTTGAGGAATCACATTATTTTCAGCGTCATACAAAATATAGGTCGCGCGAAAGGACATTTTTAAATCATACACGAATTGTGGCTCGGTCGATAATACAAAATTAGAGACATTGACTATTCCGGAATAGACCGTTGCGCTAAAATCTCCAGACGAACTGGCACTCAAAGATACGGTGATGGGTTGAACATTCAAAAAAATATGAGGCATGATATTCAGAATGGGTGTGTCTGTAAACAATACAGAAAAAGTTGGATTGGATATAGATAATTGAATGGATTTTACCACTGTACCCGTATCAATTATATTTCCGGAAATGTTTACCGATATAGGGGTTTGAAATCGATACTTATAATTTCGATTTTTTGGGTTTTGTATCACTAGATTTGCAATATAGTTCGACACGTCATTTTCAAATTCACTATCATACTTCGGAAAGGTTTTCCATTCGACAAGCGGAACATTATTTTCTAGATTGAAATTCGGAGGATCATATCCGTATTTGTATAATGGAACCGTCGGATCTTTGTATAATGTAATGATTGGTCCGGGAACATTACACGATGAAGATAAGGAAACGACAAGATGATTATCTGGACAAACTGGTTTTGGCTTTGCATATAATTGTTTGGCATGTTTCGCCAAATATGTCCACCGTTGAGATTTTGTGATGGAACCGTCCGTATCTCCATGCCCTTTATAAGAAAGAATCTCCGCTTTCCTTCTCATATTCACTTGATACTCTGTAAATTGTGGATACGGTGACGGCTCAAGTTCTTCTCTTACAGGTGGTACATGATATTCTAAATATTCTTGGCGTTGTTTCAATAATGTACAAAGCGTTTTTTGAGTGGGCGTCTCCACAGCTGAATCTTCTTTCGCCTTTTCTTGACATAATGTGTATGCGTCTTCTGTCAAAGGATCATTATTTGGCATCTTATATAATAAGGAGAATCAAAATTTGGATGAATACCATGCGCTCGATAAATAATAAGGAAATCCGGTTCCGTCTGATGTCCCCGTTGCGGAACTAGCGTTCGTATTTCTACCCCAGATGACAATATTATTAATTTCAAATACACTTAGTGCACGATCGTAATATTGCAAATCGGCCAACTGACCGCTAAATCCTCCGTTTTTACATACATTCACATTGTCGTAATTTTGCTTGGGTACATCGTTCAAAATCAATCTCCCGGTGACAACACCATTTATATAGACATCCATCGTTGTATTTTGCATACGAACCGCGCAATGAAACCATTTTTTGATAGGGATATTGGATACGTCCAAAGACTGAATCGGATTGGTATTTGAAACCGTGTTCATCACAAAATGCAAAACGGCGGTCTGCGGCGATGGACCCGCTGAAACAGGTCCAGGCGATCCTCCGTTATTTGGATTATATTTCGTGTCTAAATATAGACCAGGAGCGTTATTCACGCTTGCCTGCCCTCCCTTATCTACGTCAGCTTTTCCACCAGGAAGCCAGTTTGCGTCTCCTTTATTGAATACGTGTTTATACCGAATTGGATTATTCGTATCAATCTCCAAAAAGTAAAGCCAGATACACCAGGTAAATTCGATTCCTGTATTTCGATTATTGGATCTCAAAATGGGGACACTATTCTTGTTCATGGGATCTTGTGTAATCGTTAATTCGCTGGTTCCCCCCGAGGTTCCTTTTATCAAAAACGGAGTCGACGTAGGTCGCAAAAAATAACCGATTAGTAATATTCCTAAATTGGCTAAAAACAAAAATACGATGAGGACCAAGATGAGGAAGGCGAATTTTGCCACGATGGAATTCGAGTTCAAGAAATCACTTGGTCCGTTTACTGATGCGTTTGATCCGAATTCATTCAGCGATTGTTTTACAGAAGATGCAGTTCCAGATACGGTCTCTGATGCCGTCTGTAATGCACCAGATGCGGAATTCGATATATTTTTCAGAAAATCTGGCATATCAGATGTGGACGTTGTATTTGATTTTGCTTGAGGATCAAAGTTACTCATGAATCAATATATAATATATTGATACACATTAAAACAAAGAAAATTTGGACTGTTCGACATTATCCTTTGTAATGGATACATTGACTCCATATGCGGAGAAGAATTTGGAGACTGATGATCCGCCATTTCCGCTCATATAATTATTCCACGCATCTTGAGGACCAACGGGAGCGGACCAAGAATTAAATCCGGCCACATATGCATCAAAAGAACTACCTAAATTGATGGGTGCGGTGGCGGCAGCTTGAGGAGGAGCGGCTGAATTCTCCAATTTGTTCGAGTTGACTAATTTTCCATCTAAATAACAGTCAATAATACGATCGTCCGCACTAATTAAAATGCAAACCCATTTTTGAACAGGGAAATTGTCAGTAATGGTAATGACTTGATTGGAAGCGGGATTTTGCGTGATTGCGCAATACAAGGTGGGTTTCGTTTGATCCAAATACAATTTAATATTATTGTCCCTCGAAAAAACTACCTTCTCGTTCGATGTATTCCATGTGTTTATATATAACCAAATTCCGTAAGCGTATCTAGTCGATTGCGCGGAAGCGATGGCCGTAATCGGGGGATTCGATCCTTTCAAACTCGCACTCGCCACCAATGTTTTGGTTTTTTTAACATAAAACACATAGAGTAAATAAATCAATATAATCACGATTACACCTAAAATAATAGTTGCGACTCCCATTCTATAGATTGTCACTATATTTTTTTAGAGTATTATTCGGCTGTTTTCGTTTCTTCCTTTTTATTCACCACCGAGTCCGCATACGGATTCGTCGGCGGGTTTTTGTTCACCATTAAATTATATCCGGTCGCGATTTCGTCTTGTGACAATGGATGGTGGTAATACATCACATTACATATTGCCCCGCGTAATCCATTCTCTTCTCCTACTGTAATTTTGTCCGACGGATTATACATAGGCAAATGGTCTTTCAACAAAAAACTTCTTTCTAAATTTCCATTGATGAACAGATCGACTACATTTCGATTGTAATTCAACACAATCTGATTCCACTTTTGATTTGGTAGAGAAACATCGTAATATGTCATCTCTTTATCTTCTTTTAATCCACCCAAATTATCGTATTTGTAAAAATAAAATACATATTTATTCCGCTGTTCCAGTTGATCTCTTCCGTCTCCGCCGCCATAATAACGAATCATCGGTTTTACATATTGGGTTCCGTGTTCATCTTTAAATCCATATGTCAAAATGGCGGTTTCTTTGGAATATGCATAATTACTAGAGGGTAGAGGATCAACATAAACCCACATGGAAATACAATAATTTGCTCGATGTAAATATCGATCATCGGGATTCGATAAATCTTGCATAGAAATAGGAACGATCAAATCGTCACTTGTCGCAATTTCCGTTTCTTTATCTAAAAACGCGGGCTTATTCAGCAATAATTTTCCATTTGTATTATTATTCGTGGTAATATTCACTATCCAAGGAACAAAGAAGAATAACAAAATCAAAATGACTTCTATCGCCAAGATAATATATGCCGACGAGGGAGTCAGTTTAAGATCATCCAATATGTACAATAAAAAATCATAAAGCATACAGGGTATGTAAAAAATGAGCTGGGCGACGAAACCCGGCCATCCTTGTAACTTTGATAAATAATTGAGAAAGGATTTATATAAAATCGCGAGGCCGAGCAGACCAATGACCGCATATATCATATATTTTACATAACCACTGACGAATTGGACTTTTCCTGCTATCAAAGTATAAATATAAACGATTCCTACGACCAAGGTGATTCCGCCTATTAGTTTGAAAAATAAAATCATGGATTCGGAATTTCCATTGAGATTGAGTATCATTGCGAAAATCATAAGGAGAGGTAATAAGATCGCCAACATATAATTCCATATATACAGCTCGATGGTGTTTTGATTTAATAGTGCATATATTGCGACGATACAAATGAAAATCATGGCTAAAATAATCATGCCGTATTTATTGAATATATCTTGGACAACTGCTTGAAATGCGGTGGGTTCGTCATTGGACGCTCCGCCTTTCTGCAATACGATTAACGAACTACCTTTCCCGCCTCTTGTCTTTTTCAATTTCATAAATCTATATTATATGGAGTAAATAAATTATAGATTCTCGATCGTGGTTTTTTTACCATGACAATCTCTACACAAAGCCACTAAATTATCTACATGGTTGCTTCCCCCGTATTCTAATCGGATTTTGTGATCGACTTCAAACCATGCATTCAATTGATCCTGGCAATCGCCGCATTTCCAACTTTGTCTCGATGCAACGAATTTCTTTTTGGTCTCACTTACGGATCGTTTTGTGGCTTTTTTACCGGATTTCATCATGCGATCTTCGTATACCTGATTCGGGTTCGGCATTTGCAAAATGGGATGTGAATCACTGTCGGGCTGTTGACCTCTTGAATATCCATGTCTTGCTGTAAAATCCAAGATAGGTGTAATAAAAGAAGCCGTGCTTTTATCCACGGGTAGATATTTGATATATTCATTCGACGACATTAAAATATTTTCCGCGTGTTTCGGATTTTTCTTGAAGAGCCACCAAACAAAAAGCGCTCCAAGAAAAACACCCGCCATTTGATAGTATTTTTTGAAATTGGTGAGCTGTTTCAGATATTTGCCTTCTGTATAAATATTGAATATGATGAGACCCGCAATTATAAAAATGACAATTTCGATTCTCATGTTTACCTATATAATCCTGCTATTTTATTCTTTGAAAAAGAAGGACCACAAATAGCAAAATGAAAATGAAAGCGAAATACACATATTCTCGTTTCAAATGAAAACGTTCAGATATTTTCACATGTTTCGGTTTGAAATAATCGCGATATGAATCCAGACCTTTGAATAAAGAAATCTCCTCCTTTCCCAATTGAAGATTGATTTTGTTATGGGCAAAATGTACCCATCGAACGAAGGAATCACGACTGTCTAAATAGGGCGAAATAGGATATTTGTCCAGGAAGACGGCGAATTTATTTCCTATTTCCGGATTGGGTATAAAGAGAGGTAAATTCGAAATAAAATCATAGTATTTACGTTTCGTAACCGCATTCGGCATTTCGGGATAGGTATGTGACAAAGTATGTATAAAAAACCAATAATGAGGACCCCATATTTCGGGATCGAATTTTTCCGAATTGAGTGGTGTAAAATCGGGAGGAAGTTCTACCAATTTTTGGTGCTGAATATAAGGGGCGTCAATCGTGGCCATTCTAACTATAGATTATCAAACTATATAAACGTAAAGAAAGTTATTCATGTAACTTGAACCTATATCATGACCGAAAACTATTGTAATAATTGCGGAAAAGGCGGTCATTTATTTCATCAGTGCAAAACACCCATTACCAGTATAGGAATTATCGTGTTTCGTATCAATAAAGGAGAAAAGGAATATTTGATGATACGCAGAAAAGATTCTCTAGGTTTTATCGATTTCATGCGTGGAAAATACTCTGTTTTCAACAAATACTACATTCTGAATATGCTAAAACAAATGACAGTTTCGGAGAAAGCGACTCTTGGTAAGAATGATTTTGATTTTGTTTGGAGTCAATTATGGGGTGATCGAAATATTTCACCTCAATATAAAAACGAAGAGATCGCATCAAGGGACAAATACAACATACTGGTTCATGGTGTGAAATTCAAGGACGATTTTTATACACTTGGTGATTTAATCGAAGAGAGTAATCAATATGATATTTGGGAAGAGACCGAATGGGGTTTTCCCAAGGGTCGAAGAAATTACCAGGAGAAGGATTTCGATTGTGCATTGCGTGAATTTTCCGAAGAGACCGGATATTCTGTGAACAATCTACAAAATGTTCAAAATATTATCCCGTATGAGGAAAATTTCATGGGATCGAATTACAAGATTTACAAGCATAAATACTATTTGATGTTTATGGATTTTGAGAATACGATTGACACTACAAAGTATGAAACCTCGGAGGTAAGTAAAATGGAGTGGAAACCGTTTCAAAAATGCGTGGATTCGATTCGACATTACAATTTAGAAAAAAAGAGACTCATCACAAAAATACATACTGCATTGACGAAATATTCTCTTTATTCTACATCGTGCTAAATGCATCATTTTTTCAAATAAGAATAAAAAGACAGGAGTGATTGCCTTGGTGTGGCAAAAGTGTCCGTAATAATATATTGTATTGATATAGAATATATGGAACCAGGATTCAATATTGCAATAAGACGAACAAGAAGAAATAATAAGGTTAGTTTTTCCGAGTTGCTCATGGAAGCGCCACCTGCTTCTGATGTTTCGGATTTGAAGCGACCAAAAGAAAGGAAAGAAAAAAAAAGAATACCCGATATGGTACAAAAACCACAGACAAAACGTTGTCCGAAGGGGACTCGAAAGAATCAAAAAACGGGGGACTGTGAACCTTTCCCACCGCACAATTCTGAGCTCGACGCAGAACGTGTAGAAAAGAAAGAAGATTTTGTTGATGAAGAACCAAAATCCAATTTATTCTTGAAAGATCCGGAGGTTTCTCAAGAAGAATACGACGGATCAGAACCGACCGCTCTAGACAAAGAATTGGAAAAAGAATTGACGGAAACGACAAAAATTGCACCGATATTACAAAATCGACCCGTCGTTTTGAATGATGTTTTATCTACTGTACCCAAAGAATCGAATCAGTATATTCGCATAAAAGAAAAAATCGAACACGACCAAGCAAAAACGAGCGCTGCCGAATATCCTTTTTTGTATCCCGATTTGAATGATCCCAATTTCGCAGCGAAATTGGCGTCACGAAAAGAATTCAATGATTTCAAATATGACGGCGAAATCAAATCCATCGAAGAAACGGCGGATATGTTATGCAAATCCCAATTCGAGCTTTTGCCTCACCAAATATTCGTGAAGAATTTCCTTTCTTTCCAAACCCCATATAATAGTTTGTTATTGTACCATGGTCTTGGATCTGGCAAAACATGTAGCGCAATTGGAATCGCCGAAGAAATGCGCGGATACATGAAACAGGTGGGAATACGTCAGCGCATCATTATAGTGGCCTCACCGAATGTACAGCAAAACTTCCGTATGCAACTCTTTGATGAGCGGGGTTTAACGGAATCCAACGGAACCTGGACCATTCGATCCTGTATCGGAGATTCGCTGATACGAGAAGTAAATCCTACCAATTTGAAAGGTATGAAGAAAGAGCGTATCATCAGTCA